ACTGTGTGTCAAACCATATGACATGGCGAAGATTGGTAGAACTCATAAGTGTCCCAAGTGTAACGGAGATGGCAGATTTCAGCAAGGGTTACAATCATTTGGTGTTGCCATGAATCTCTGGGGAAGTAACACTCCACCCCCATGTCAACTCTGTGAAGGTTTTGGCTATTTAGAGAAGGCACCGATTCCTGTTCAAGTTGTTACTGAGTGGAAGAAAGCTGAGTAGATTCATGTGAATATCTTTGTGTTGTGAACATAATTACCATTATGAGTAAACGTTGTTCATTATGCAAAATTACTAAAGATTTATGTGAATTCACGCCACAAATTCGCGGAAAATTTGGTGTAACAGGTAGGTGTAAAGGTTGTAGAGCTTTATTACATAAAGATGTGTATAAGGATAAAAAACAATATTATCTTCAAAAGGGTAAAGAATACAGAATTACCCACCCAGAATATTCCCAAGCGTGGGATAAGAATCACGTTGCGGCAACTATTTTGCGAAGAATAAAATCCCGTGCTAAATCAATTGGTGTTCCATTTGATTTAGAAGAACACGATATTGTAATACCTGAATTTTGTCCCGCTCTTGGTATCAAATTAGAATTTCATGATTATCGTCAGCATAATTCTCCTTCAATTGATCGTATTATACCAAATAAAGGATATGTCAAAGATAACATTGTTATAGTATCTTCATTGGCCAACAGAATCAAAACTGATGCTACCGTAGAACAGCTAAGCCAAGTAGCTGAGTTTTACCGAAACTTAGATGCAAATATTTGTCCTTGACAAAGATCCAACACTAGCAGCACAGTTTCACTGTGATAAACACGTCTTGTCTCAAATAGTAGAAGCCACACAACTCCTGTGTTCTGTGTATCCTCCCGGAACAGCTCCTTACAAACGAACCCACTACAATCATCCAAGTGCAGTCTGGACTAGGACAAGTCAACAGAACTTTGACTGGCTTGTTCGTCTTGCTTGTGCTCTCCTGAACGAGTACTGCATTCGTTATGGGAAGATACATAAGACCAGTGAAGTTATTGACTGGATCTTACACCATAATCCATCCTTGCCTTGTACTGGGCTGACTGATTTTCCGCAGTGTATGCCAGAGGAGTGTAGAATTCCTGGCTCTTATGTGGAAGCATACAGAAAGTATTACATGGATGAGAAGGCTGCATTTGCAACCTGGAAGACCAACAAGCCATATTGGTGGATATAAATCAAACTACGAACCATGACCGAAGAAGTACAGCAAGACGAGTGGTTTATTTTTGACAGTTACCGAGAGATGAAAGTACTCCACGATGGCAAGTTGCTCATTGTCAGACCCTTTGACAAAGATGTAACGGTTCCTCTGTTCTGTCCTCTGTGTAAATTCCCTCTGAAAAACGCAGATGACAGTATTGCCTATCGCAAGACAAGAACTTGCGACAAGTGCTTGCTACGCTGGAATTCTGAGCCAGAGCAGGTAGATACCCAGACCGAAAATTTCAAGCAGTACATCAAAGAGAGGGAAATGCTAAGTAAACCCTATTTACATTTCAGATGATTGATATAATACCTCAACATCTATTGGAGAATTCTATGCAATTTAATTTCAATGGAAATGCTAACAAAGCTGGGGTTTATAAGTTGATAAATGTGAAAAGTGGGAAATTTTATATTGGATCAACCTATAAATTCAAACAACGTTGGGCTGAACATCGCAGACAACTCGAGTCTGGCAAACATACAAACACTTATCTTCTCAATGCTTTCAAACAAGATGATACTGGAAATTTTGTATTTGAAATATTGGATATTATTGCCGACAAAATTGAAAGGCTTGCAAAAGAACAAGAGTATCTGAATAAGTGGTATGATAAACAAGACAATTGTTATAATCTTTGTGATAGAGCTTTTTCTAGAGAAGGCAAGACTAGCAAAAACCCACAATTGACACATGAACGTATAATGGCTAATCGTGTTGGTATGCTGGGAAAACATCATACAGAAGAAACCAAAGAAAAAATTCGTTTAGCACATTGCGGAGTACCTAAAGTTCCTTGTAGTGAAGCGAAGAAATTGGCAATTGGTAAAGCAAACAAAGGTCGCAAACGACCAGACAATATTGCACGTAACAAACAAAGAGCACTAATTAATAAACAGTAAGCAGGATTACCCATGCCAGTACAAGACTTTAAGAAGTATCAAAATCTCGCCAAGTGTATGAACACTACCTTTGGTGACTCTGCAACAAACAGATCCAAGACGCTGAACCAGTCTATCAAGATGGCACTCTACAATGAAACACTTGTAAAGGTGACCTTCATGATGATCGTCAACTTCGGTTCTGATAACATGGTTCGTGAGATGGCAAACCGTTTTAAGAACGAAGCCATGAGTATGGTTAAGGGTTCTATTGAAAGACTCAAGAAAGATTACGAAGAGTCTACTGATGAAAAGGTAACTCTCAAGATTCTTGATGACTCTGTCATTGACTCATATGAGTTCTTGTCTCATTCCATGTATAACCCAAAGAAGACTGCCTACTACCGTCTAAGCTGCTTAGTTGACATTGACTAAGAAATAGGTAATTCGGTTATGGCAAAAGATATTGAGTTAAAGGGCAAAGCCCGTTCCGACGAAATCGTGAAGTGCGGACAAGATCCGATCTACTTCATGAAGAGATATGTTTATATCTCACACCCCGACAGAGGTTTGATCAAGTTTGATACGTTTCCTTTCCAGGATGAGTGTGTCAAAGACTTTGAATCTCATCGTTTCAACATTGTTCTCAAGTCCAGACAGCTAGGACTCTCTACTGTTGCAGCTGCTTACTGTCTGTGGTTTGCTCTGTTCCAACGTCAAAAGAACGTCTTGGTTATCGCTACACGTTTGGATGTTGCCAAGAACTTCCTTCGTAAAGTACGTCAGATGTTTGATGGTCTTCCAAAGTGGCTTATCATGCCAACTCTCAAGGAAGATTCTGTTCGTTACCTCAACTTCACAAACGGTTCTAGAATCACAGCTATCCCAACCGGCGACGACGCAGGTCGTTCCGAAGCTGTGTCTCTCCTGATCGTTGATGAAGCTGCCCACATTGACAAGTTTGACTATCACTGGACGGGTCTTTACAGCACTGTCACACACAGTGGTAGAGCTATTATTCTTTCTACTCCAAAGGGCGTAGGTAACAAGTTCCACGAACTGTGGATGGGTTGTGATCTTAAAAAGAAGGAGAACGACTTTCATGGTATTGAACTACCCTGGAACGTTCATCCCGAACACGATCAAGCTTGGTTTGATCACCAGTGTAAGAACCTTGACAAGAGAGGTATCGCACAGGAACTCTTGTGCGACTTCCAAGCATCCGGACAGACCTACATCTCTCCACCAGAGATTCAGTGGTTAACAGATTCTATCAAACCACCAATCGCCAAGTTTGAACTTGATCCAAATGTCTGGATATGGAAGTATCCGATCACGGGCAGGAAGTACGTAATGTCAGCTGACGTTGCTCGTGGTGATGGAGATGACTACTCAACATTCCACATATTGGATACAGAGGACAACGAAGTTGTAGCTGAGTATCAGGGTAAGCGCCCACCGGATCGCTTTGGAGAGCTTATGGTTGAAGTTGGTCAGCGCTACAACAACGCCTTGATCTGCAACGAGAAGAACTCCTTTGGTTTGGCTACGTCCTACAAGCTCAGGGATTTGAAGTATCCCAACCTCTACTACGAGAAGTTTGCTAAGGGTGGACCATACCAACAAATCTATAACCCGTTAGATGTTGAAGGTGAATCACCTGGATTTACCACAAGCTCAAAGAATCGTATTCAAATTCTTTCTAAGCTTGAACAAGCTGTTCGTAACAAGAGCGTAAAGATCTACTCTTCTAGATTTGCAGAGGAAGTAAAGACGCTCATCTGGAAAGAAACAAGAGCTCAGGCACAGAAGGGCTACAACGATGACTTGGTCATCTCTCTAGCCATCTTGTGTTTCATCTTTGAACTAGGCGACAACGTCTCTATGGACAACACAGCTGTGAACAACGCGATGGTTCGCGCGTGGTCTAAGTCCAGCACTAACTACACTTCTACCGGTTACTCCAACATGGCAGCTAGTGTCATCGGGCAACAAGATTCTATGGCTACAGGATTTCAGCGCAGTTCCATGGGCAACGGTCTAAAACCAGGAATGATCACACCGGAAGGTTTCGTTCAAGTTCCAGCTGGACAAGTGCCAGCGGGAGTTGACAAGGCGCAACTAGAGTCAGCTCTATCCATCTACAACATGTACAACTGGTTGCTTAAGTAGCCGTAATCAAACAAGAAACGATTATAGAGTTCAAGGTGACCCTACGTGTGTGGTAGAGTTGAGATACTCCCACATGAAAAAGATTGATGCGAAAAGCTTGACTCTCAAGGCTCTTGTTGCACTCCTTAAGGATAAGACCGTCAAGGAACTACACGAATTTGCCATGAAGAACTTCGGTGCTTCAATCGGGCAAGGTGCTTACCGCAAGGTATGGAAGGTTGACCTACGAAACCGTTCTGTTGTGCTAAAACTTGCCAACAACGAAGATGCCGCATGGTCCAACGGAACCGAAATCAGAGTGTTCAGAAAATGCAGGAAGTTGTCCATCATCTCCCGCATGTACGCGCATGACAAGACAAAACGGTGGGTGGTGTCAGAGTATGTCCCTCACTCAATCGCTGATGAAACCGTGATGGCTTACTTCAACATTCCCAAGAAAGCATGGAGAGAAGACATTTACAGCTTTTCCGGAGAAGGGCTGTTTCGGTATTTTCAGCAACATCATGAAATTCAGGATAATCCGTGGTACAAGGAATTAAAGGAACTCAAGGAAAAGGGCGAAGTCTACGACCTTCACTACGCTAACTGGCGGATGAACAGCGAAAACAAGCCGATTCTTGTAGACTACGGTTGCGCAGGAGACCAATAGTTTCCACCACTTACGAATATGATTTAATAGGTTCACTTCCATGTGGGCGCATGGTATATTAGTAGTATGAAGACGAAGGCAGCAAAGAAGTCCACTGTTGCTCCCGATGACCAGAACAAGGTCTGGGACATCAACGCTCTCATCGTCCGACTTGACGGCATCAAGGGACAGACCGCTGTCACTGAGTTCGCGAAGCTTATCGGGAAGTTCATCGGGTCCGGAATTCACCGTGACGCCTATGTGGTCAAAACCACTAAGTTTTCTGTCGTGTTGAAGGTTGCTCGTCAAGAATACGCGATGACTTCCAACCGGAGCGAAATCCAGGTTTCGCACTCGTATCGGAAATCTCCTGTGCTTTCAAAGATTTACGCCCATGCCAAGGACGGTGCCTGGATCATCGCGGAATTCATCTCGGAAGAGACCAACATGGGCAAGATTGCTGCGTTTTTCAGCCTTAAGATTGACGCAGACCAGGGAAATATGCGTTGTTCGGATTTACGTCTTACCAGGAACATCACGGAAATTGCCAGCGTCCAGAATCACCCCTGGATCATGGAATACAAGAAACTCCTTGCAAATGAGAAGGTTGCAGACCTTCATGAAGGGAACTGGCGCATGCGTGAATCGGGTGAGCCTGTGATCGTGGACTACGGATTCTCACGGCACGGTCGCTACTGACCGAAATCTCTAGGCTTTCTGGACCCTGCGAATAAAGATTAATAGGGTTCAGAAGCTTGTCCCTATATGGTATATTAGTAGATAGGAACAGGGAGACAGACATCATGGCAAACCAAAACTGGGCCGTAGAAAAGATCGTAACGCTTCTCAACACGAACAACCTTGCGGTTGAGCGTGGGATCGTTGCCATCTACAATCGCCAGACTCTTGACGAGAAGCGTGTTCAACACACGATTCACAACAACAAGATTGGTTTCAGCGCTCCGGATGGCAAGAAGGGAACCTACTTCGCTCGTTGGATTCTCAGTGGTCGCAACCTTACGGGGCATCACCTCATGGCAGCGCGCCGTCTCGCGATCAAGTATCGCGCTCAGCTTCTCAACATTGCTCTTGAAGAGAAGCCCACGGTTGCTGTCAAGCCTGTTGTTGTGGCAAAGCCTGTAGCCAAGAAGATTGTTTTCAAGGCTAAGAAGCCTGCTGCTAAGCCTGTTCGTTGTTCTTGCCGAGTTTGTGTTGCCAAGAATCGTCCGGCACCTGTCAAGGTTGCAAAGCCGGTTGTTGCCAAGGTTACTCCTGCGATGCCTGGACGTGAAATCTGCAACGTGTGTCAGATCATGAAGTGTCCGGATGGTTGCTGCTGTGGGTGCTAAGGGTCCGAAACGCACACCGCCCCTTACCGGGGCGCAAAGACTGGAGAAGGCAAAGCGTCGCTTGCTTAACGTTCATCTCCAGAGCTACCACGACAAGCACAATGAGAATGCCAACTTTGATGTGACGGCAGAGGATCTCAAAGCCAACATTGATCGCTTGTACAAGTTTCTGGATGAGCAAATCGCAAAGCAAAATACTCTTCTAGATGAGAGATACCCTCCCAACAGCAAAGAAGAAAAGAAAGAAGACAAGAAGTAGTAATGGATATGATGGAAAGAGTTCAGTTTGCAGTTGAAGCCAGCGATTACGAGAGTCTCCGGTTGTGGCAGGAGTTTCACCCGAAAGCCAAGTCTTGGGAACAGGAAATGCGCGGAACTATGATCACGGTTGGTCACATCAATGACCGCCCGATCTGTGTCCAGCTTTCCTGGAACATGATCAACGACAAGCGAGTGTTGTTTTATTCGGCTTCAAGTCAATTGGTTGACTGGGTCTTGATTGAGAAGTGGTTAAAGGCAAATGCTTTGACACCAGGACACACCATGACCGACGCTTCAAACTTTCACCTGATCTTTGATCAACTGCAATAAGTTCACAAACTTATCCCAACCTGATAGACTAATAATCTACATGCCAAGACGAATAGCTGTTTACGCAGGTTCTTTTGATCCGATCACCAATGGACACCTGTGGGTAATTGAGACAGCTGCAAAACTCTTTGATGATCTCTACGTTGTGGTTGCGAACAATCCAGCGAAGAAATACATGTTTCCTGCCCCACACCGTTGGGCTCTCTTGAATCGGTCCATCAAGCATATTCAACATGACAATCTCTTCACCAGCACGGTAGAGAATGAGTTCATCGTCAAGTATGCCAAACGTACCTATTCTACGAGACCGTTACCTCACGGACCAGAACAGCGCTACATCGTTCGTGGGATTCGTTCTGTGGCTGACTACGAGTTTGAGCGACAGATGGCTGAGATCAACCGAAAGATTGAGCCAGACATTGAGACTGTTATCTTGATGTGTCCACCAGAGCTAGCAAGTGTCTCATCAAGTGCTGTCAAGGGTTTGATTGGACCACCAGGATGGGAAGATGTCGTAGGGCGATATGTTCCGGAATCCGTATTGGATAAACTGAAAGAGATGCAATGCACCGATACCCAAGGTTAACTGATGGACCAACTCCAAGGGATAATCGTAGGCGAACACCTATTATCCTCTATCGTCAGAGTGTAGATGACAGAGAAGCTTGGGAAAACGAATACAGAGCGATGAACCGACACTTTGTTACCACAAACAGTCGCATGGCTGTTCACGGTGGTGACCTTGTGATTGGTAGATACAGCGTTCTACCTTTCTATCATGAGCTTGAAGCTGATCTGAATCATGAAGGCTGCAACC